TTCCTTGATTACATGGAGCAAAATTTCTCTCGCTAATAGCTAATGGCAACAACACAAACTACATACACAGGGAATGGTTCTACAACGAACTATTCATTTACATTTGAATATTTAAAACAAGCTCATGTTAAGGTAACACTTGACACAGTAGCTACAACTGCATTTACATTTGCCAACGCTACAACAATTTCATTTACTACTGCACCAGCTAGTGGTGTTGCTATCCGTATCTTCCGTGATACTGATTTAGACACTGTTTCTTCTACATTTTTTGCAGGTTCAGCTATTAAAGCAGAAGATTTAAATGAAAACTTCACTCAAAATTTATATGTAACACAAGAATCAGATTTTGATGCAACAACTGCTGTAACTACAGCTAACGCAGCAGCCACAACGGCTAATGCTGCTAATACTAAGTCAGATACAGCTATAACAACTGCCAATGGAGCTGTAACGACAGCTAACGGTGCTGTAACCACAGCTAATGCTGCAGATGCTAAGTCAGATACTGCAATTGCTGACTCTGCTTCTGCTGTTACTACAGCTAATACAGCTAGCACTAATGCTTCTGCCGCTGTAACTACAGCAAACACAGCAAGCACTAATGCATCCGCTGCTGTAACGACAGCTAATACAGCTAGCACTAACATTTCGGCTGCTGTTACTACAGCAAACACTGCAAGTACAAATGCTTCTGCAGCAGTAACAACTGCGAATGCTGCTGATACAAAGGCTGATACTGCTATTACAAACTCTGCGGCTGCTGTAACTACAGCTAACGCAGCAAATACTAAAGCTGATCAAGCTATTGTTGATTCTTCTACTGCTGTAAGTGTTTCAACCTCAGTTGCGTCAACAGTTGCTGACTTGATTCCTTATGCACCTGTTGCAAATATAGCTGCAATACCAGCAGGTCCAGCTGATGGAGATCGTGTTGAGGTAGAAGATTCAACTGGTGCGGGTGCTTCAGCACTTATTACTGGACTTCCCTCTGGTTTTACTGGTAACTCATCTGCAGTATTACGGATTGAGTACGACGCAACAAATACTATCTGGAACTTTAAGCAGTATCTCTATCGGGATCCTGATGCTAGATATATCGAAGACAATGCAGCACAAATTGTTGATGCTGATGTTAATGCTAGTGCAGCAATTGGATTAAGTAAACTGGCTACAGGTGCATTACCTGCTGCTATCACTATTGCTTCTGCAAATATTGTTGATGGCACGATTGTAAATGCAGATGTAAATGCAAGTGCTGCAATTGATCTAAGTAAGCTTGCGACCGGTGCATTGCCGACTGGCATTACTGTTGCTTCTACTAATATTGTAGATGGTACAATCGTAAATGCCGATGTTAACGAATCAGCTAGTATTGCTGATACAAAACTAGATACTATTTCTACTGCTGGAAAAGTTAGCAACAGTGCAACAACTGCAACAAATGCTAATACAGCTAGTGCAATTGTTTCTCGTGACGGATCCGGTAATTTCTCAGCTGGAACGGTTACTGCATCTTTAACAGGTGACGTAACTGGTAATTTAACCGGTAACGTAACTGGTAATGTAACTGGTAATGTAACTGGTAATGTAACTGGTAATCTAACGGGTAATGCTGATACAGCTACCTCTGCTACTAGTGCAGGTAATGCTACGACTGCAGATAGTGCTACCTCTGCTACTAATGCAACCAACGCAGATACAGTAGATAACCTCCACGCTACTTCATTTTTACGTTCTGATGCTAACGATACGACAACCGGTACAATTACCTTTTCCTCAGCAAGTTTAAGCACATTTACCTCTGGAGGTTTGGTATTTAATGATAATAGGGCTCTATATTTTGGCAACGGTGCAGGTAGTGATTACAGGCTGATGAGCAATGGCAGTCATCTCTACTTGGACATGGGTCCAAGTGTCAATAACTTCTACATCCGTGATGGTACAACCGTCCGTTTCACCTTTGATGATGCTGGGCACTTCACTACTAGTGGCAATATCACTGCTGGTGGATCCCTAAATGGAACTCTTGGTAATACTCAAGTTAGAAATGCTACTGCAGGTTCAGGCGTTGGCGCTAAAGGCACTTATGCCTTCTGCACATTAAGAAATAGCAACTCAGACAGAGCCGCTGGCTATACAACAAGCGGAAGCAATCTGCGCTATACAAACGCTGCGGGAAATGTTAGTGGCACACCAAGCGGCAGTTGGCGGCTAATGGGACGGCTCTCCAGTAGCTCGAGCAATAGCGCACCGTCAGAATCATCCGTATGGCTTCGTTACTCTTAACTAATTATAATACAAATATATGTTTACACTAAAACCTGACTCCACTGAATATGCATTTAGCAATGCACAGCGTGATTACGGCGGAACCATTACTTGTGATGTAACGCTTGAAAGCACGGGTGAAGTGCTATCTTTTACTGCTTCTCCAGATGATGATGAGGATTACGGTATTGCATTGTATGAGCAACTTAACACTACTGATTTGGCATCAGTTGCAGAGTTTACTGATGCAATGCGAGATGAATATGATGCTTATGACGCACGAATTTTGCGATCTCAACTTTTAACATCTAGCGATTGGACTCAAGCTCCAGATGTTCCTGAAGCTACTAGAAATCTTTGGACAACATACCGTCAAGCTTTGCGTGATGTTCCACAGCAATCTGGATTCCCATCAACTATTACATGGCCTACAGCGCCTTAATTATTATGATTACACTTATCCGTCCAGTTCTATTTTCTTTTATCCAATCTCCTAAGGTCAAACGATTGATTGTTGACCTGCTGCGGAAGTTGGCTTCTACAACAGACAATACAGTAGATGATAAAGCAGTTGACTTTATCGAACGCGGTCTATTTAGTGCTGAGTAATGGAATGGGCTGAACCACCTGTTCTGCCTTCTATAAACCTTCCAGAAGCACTTAAATTACCTATACCAATACTAGAGGTACCAAAGGCAGACATACCGTCTTACAAGCCCTTAGTGGTGCCTCCTAGTGACCTTAGACCACCTCCGGGTATCAAAGGTACAACACCATCAGATAAACCTAAGCCTGTACCACCTACTCCACCTATTGTAGATATACCTAAACCTGATATACCCACAATACGTGTTCCTTATACAGATCTAGATATACCGGTACCTGATGGTATTATTTTAACTACAGCAGCTACTACAGCAGTTGTGTCTGTAGCGGCCACCCTTGCTGCTACATCACTATTTAAACATCTAGTGATGATTATGAAACCTATATTTAAGCAAGCATGGAACAAGATGACAAAAAAGGCGGAATCATCAAATTCATCGTCCTTGTCTGGTCAGCAGGACTCTTAACTGCAAGCTATGCAGGATGGATGGAAAAGATGGATCCTACATATGTCGCTTCTATTTTAAGCGGAACTCTAGCAACCTTTTCTATATCAAGAGAAAAAAACAAATGAAGAAATTACTTTTACTTCTTTTTATTGCGGCTCCAGTATCTGCTCAGGTAACACCTAACTTTACGCAAGGTTCAATGCAGTCAACAACAACTACCACCATTGATATTGACCGAACTATTGCAACTGAAATCTATGGTGGTGATTATTCATCATGGTCTGGAACAAACGTAACACCGAGCGGAGACATTTCAGATACCGCTACAACATATTCAGTTACCAATTCTGGAGAACAATTTCAACTAGAAATTACAACCAGATCTGCAGGAATTATTCAAGAAAGCTTGGTAACAGAAGCAATCGAACAAACTACTACTACTACATCCTTATCGGTCTTCTCTCAATAAGTCCTGCTTACGCAGAGGATCCTAAGGTACAAAATACATCATCACCTGTGGCAGCAGCTACAGGTAATGTTACTAATCAGGCAGTGCAATTTCAGAACAATGGAGCACCGTCACGTCAATATTTTGCGGCAAACAATAGTTGTAATGGAACAACCATGCAATTCTCGCCCTTTTATATGGGCAACGATACTATTCCTTACGAGCATAGTGGGTATGTACGAAGCAATAACTTCGGCGTACAACTAAACTTTTCTGTTCCACTAGATGGTGGCATGATAGAAACCTGTAAAGCTATCGCCCGTAAACACGAACAAAAAATGCGTCTTGACTATGAACTTGTTCGTGCTCTTAAATGTACTGAAATTATGAAGGCTGGTTTTACTTTTAGACCAGGCAGTCGTGTTGAAGTTCTTTGTCATGACGTAGTACCAATCGTCTCTATTAAATAGTGGAATCAATAGTTACTGCTGTCATTGCAATGGTTGCAGGTGGCGCAGCATTAAATAACAGAATACACAATCGAATAAATAATGTACATGATCGCATTAGTGGTCTTGACAGACGTATCGACGCTATTGAACTTAACGTGGCTCAGGACTATGTATCTAAAGCTGAGTTATCAGTCATGGTCCAGCGCATGGAAGATCATATGGTGCGTATTGAAAACAAACTAGACCAAAT